TCTCTGTGACATCAGGAGCATAATTATCAACCAAATCACTTATGCCATCAATAAAGTTTTCAATACTTATGCTATATTTTTTAACATCTTCTTTATCTATGTTATCACGATTTATATAAAGGTACATAATCCACTCTGCTGCTTGTTCAAACCAAAAGGAATGTCCTTCGCTTGTCAAATCCCATCTGAATGAGTTAAATGGCATAAACGCATCCTTGTACTCATCCATAAAAAACAGAGAACTCTTTGATATTTCTCCACCAAATAGCATCCTATCTTTTAAAAACCTTTTAAACAAATTGTCTATTCTCATAATTTCGCAATTAAATATTATATATACAAATATACAAAAAAAAATTGAATTGGAGAAATAATATTAAAGAAAAAATGCAGCCTTAATAGGCTGCATTTTATATGTTTAGAATGTTTTTCCTATTGTTGGGTGCTTATACCAATCTGTACTTTCTACAGGATTCATTCCCCAATTATTAAATAGAGAGTATGCATCCTTGATACAAGTCTTTTCAAGAGGATAAGCGAAATTGCAAGGAATCAATATTCCGTGTGGGTCTTCGCCTGTTCTTGATAGATGGATTATATTACCAGTTGTTATATCTACAATATAAGGCTGTGTTTCGGCATCCAAGAAACTGAAATTCTTGTTAACATTTGTTCTGTCAACAACTATTGGAACGTTCTGTCCTGCTACGGTGTTAACATATCCGCCATCAACTCCAAATAGTTTATGAACCTCAGTGTTTCCATTGATAACCTCTCCATCAATGTTCATAATCTTAAGTTCATCATATGCACCACAAGCAACAAGTTTCCACTCAACAGTTGTTTCGTTAATCTTCCTTGCCTTGATTACAACATCATTCATATCGTAATCACCAAGTTCTGTATCTTCGAAACAATATGTGAAATAGTTATCTTCCAAGTCAGGTATAAAGATAATTGGCTCAACACCACCTTCAACCTCTAAGATAATATCGTTGAAATCAGCATCAGTACCACTCTCAAAGCAAAGGAGCATCTTGCCATTAACTGTCATCCAACAGATACGTGGGCCATCAGTACCAAGGTTAGAACTTCTAAAGTTACACTTACTGTATGAATTAATTTCATTATTCAAACGTCCATCACCATAAAGTTCACCAGTTTTCTTACCACTCTCAAGAGGGCACATTGCTCTTACCATAAAGCCAATGTTATATCCTTCTGGGAAATAATAAGAACCTACAGCATCGTCACTTGGCATTCCATCACCCCAATATACCAATGCGTATGCTGAACCCTTGTGGATTACATCATCACCACTGATACACTCACTCAATGTGATTGCCTTGTACTTTGGAAGATTCTTAATGTACTCAACAATATCGCCTTGTACATCGCTCTCCTTGTAGTAATAGTAATAAAGGTCTGAGTTTTCAATCTCTTTATAGCCACCATCGTTCTTGTATACTGGAGAAACTATGATAGGTTCTTTACCTGTAGTGAATGGATAAGCATTGCCATTGTAATAACCTGACTCCTTAACAAGTGGTAGGTTGTTATACTTTCTACCATTCTTGAAATAAGAGAATATGATTGCTCTAAATACCTCTTTATATTCATCTGAGTAATCAGGTACAGACATCGCTTGTGAGTTATAACTATAAAGTCTTTCGCCCACGTTCCAACCTCTATCGCTTGCGTAAGATGCAATGTGGCCATCTAACTTTAGTACATCAGTAGGAAGCGTATAAGGCGTTGATATTGCTCTTGTAGCAACATTGGTTGACAATGAAACAGAGTTACCTTCAACCTTCTTCAACATAAAGTTTCCATTGCTTACAAAAGATACATACAAACCAAGTTTGTCACTTGGAGTATCATACACCATATTAATAGACTTTTGTCCATTAACATCAGCCTCATTTAGCACCAGTAAAGATGTTTCTCCATCATCTTCCTTCACATACGTCAATACTTGTATTGTCTTAACACCACTAGGGATGTCGCTTATTTCAACTTGACCATTTGTGGTTGTACACCACATATGATTAGGGTCAAATTTAACGCCAAATACTTTCTCAACGTTCTCATTAATCTTTGCCTTATGTGACTCGTCAGCCGCATCAAAATTATACTTGTTACAGCCAACAAAAGTCAAAAGACCTAATGTAAAACAAAATGCTTTAATGTTCATGATTTATTTTTTAATATAAATATTATTAAAATAGGAAACGTTTTTTTAGACCGGACTCGAACCGGCAATAAATTGATTTTCAGTCAATTGAGTGAACCATTCCTCTACTATTAAACTTGCTGTGCATTTCCTTGGTAGTGCAGGTTGGATTCGAACCAACGACAGGGTTTCCCCTAACAGCTTATGAGACTGCCCCAATTGGCCTCTCTGGCACCGCACCATTATTTAAGTATCTTCTTCAATCCTTTATAAATGGCAATTAACGGCCAAAACAACAATAGATTTAACAATAGCAATACAGCCATTCCGTCTTCAACACCATCTTCCTTCGCTTTCGCGTAATCATAATCTTTCTTATATTTCTTATTCCACCAGAAAATAGAAAGAAACAAACCAACGATAATGTAAATTGCTAAATATAAATTGCCCATAGATTTTAAATTTAAAATGTTTGCAGGAGCAGAGGGAATCGAACCCCCATCCCTGGTTTTGGAGACCAGTATTCTACCATTTAACTATGCTCCTATTTGAGCCTCCTGGCGGACTCGAACCGCCGACACACGGGTTACAAGCCAAACAAATTTGCTGTTAATTCCACAACTCTAGAGAACATTTAAATACGTTGCTCTACCATCTGAGCTAAGGAGGCTTTTAGAAAAAAGAGCCACTTTTTACAGTGGCTCAGTATGCTTTTAGTACCAGTTCACGCTAGTATCTTGTACATATCTTGAGAAATTAGGATAAATATCTCTGATGTCATCCCTCTCATTACACCATACAAAATCAGGGTTTACTGCAATCTTAGATGCAGGAGAACCTACGTTTGCGCTAAGTGGTACAAGGTTATTCTCAATCTTTACCGCCACGTCAATATCCCAAGGTGCTACAATGTGGTCAATTTCAAATGAAACTGGTGCGAGACCACTAATACCTATTGCACTATTGGTATTAATCATTGTCGTAGTTCCAATGCTCAAGTCACGATTTGCTTCTGCAAACAACTGATGAACCTCATGTCCTGCTACGAATAACGGAAGTGTACCACCTGCACACTGAACCGTTACAGTCGTTTTGTTTGAACCCTCAGTATAAGAAGCATCAAACACTACATCGTTAAAGTCAAAGTCTGAACCTTCGCTTGCATACAAGTCCTCACAGATAATACGAACGGTATATCTTACTGGAGGTGTAGGCGTTCCTGTACCAGGAACAATCTTAACAATCCAATCATTATAAATGAAATCTCTGGCTACATCCTCGTTTGCATTTGCACTTGCTTGACGAAATGCTGCAAAATCCAAACCAACATAGTAGTTACCATTAATTTTCTCCATACGGAAGAAATGAAGCCTCTGACCACCAGCTTTAGAAGTTTTATAACTCCAATCAGTAGTTGAAGAGTGGAACATAAGCATACATTTAGTAGGATTCCAAGTAGAAATGTCTTCTCCTTTGTAATCGCCACGATTAAAATTGTTCACGCAATCAGTAGTATATGTCCCTGAATGCTCCCATACCTCTGGCCACCACGAAGGGTTTGTTTGTATGAAATCAGTAGCGCAATGTAGTTCATTCATTTCATCAGAACCTATGAACTCATTTCCAGCAGCATCAGTATACTTCGCTTCACCCTTATAAACTTGCTGAACATAAAAATCACTCCAATCTATAAGAGGTGTATAACTTTCTGCGCCAACAGTGTTAAATACTTCTAGCACTGCTTCAAGTTCATCTGCTGTAATAGCAGATGGTTTAGGGTAGTCCTTATATCTTCCATCCCACTCATTAGTGCCCCATTGGTTACTATTAGTCTGAGCCGCACGTGTTGCTACACCAAATGATGCAGGAAGCACTCTAGAGCCAAAGCCCCAATCTTGGTTCTCTGATGGTTCACCAAAAGTATTAACGAAAACTGCGTTGTACTTGTTGGTCATAAATTCTGCTTGGTTAGTCTCAATGTCATGCTTTGAGCAAGAAACTATTGCTAACGCTGAAATAAATAAAAAAACAATTTTTTTCATTATTAAAATCTTTATTTATAATATTAAATTAGTATCAAACAAAAAAGGAGGGCATCGCATAACAATAATATTGTCGCTAGCGCCCTCACAACAATTTTCATAAAAGGGCTGTACATCACCTAATATGAAATGAGGCTAACGTTACCTCAAACGACACCATCAAGCTACCCATAAAGTCCTTCGACCACTTTCGCCCACAATCAGGTGTAACCGTTCCTATCCAAAAGCCCGGGATTTTCCACGTATGACCTTTAATTCGAATTATTTCTTTACGTGGCAGTCATGCTCAGATTGGACCACCGAGGCATAACACTTTGTGCAATATTACACTGCAATATATTAATTTCTTAACATATCAATGCAAATATACAAAAAAAAATTGAGAAAACAAAATATTTCCTTATTTTTTTTCAGAAGAGAATTGTAATTCCCTTTTTTCCTCGTCTGTAGGTATAATTGGCTCACCTTTCCTAAAATACTGATAGTATGGCGTTCCATCTTGTGCCCACTCTACGACTACTCTATAATCTTTTTTAAACATCATATCATTTTTATTTGATTGGCGGAGGATGAGGGACTCGAACCCCCGCGCCGGTTATTAGCCGACCTAGCACGTTAGCAATGTGCCCCCTTCACCAACTTGGGTAATCCTCCTTGTTTAATACTTACATTCCACCATCCCGTACAACTGTGACAATAGCCTTGATTGTGTGATACATATTGTCCGTTGCCTACGGTAACTTCTCCAAGATTTGACCCTGGCGTGTCCTTTAGTATTGGCTTTCTATTCTATAATATCTAAGTTTCCTTACGTTCTTATAGTGTATTTTGAATCTACCAAAATGCTCATGCAAATGATTTCCAAAAAAGGTGTGATAAACACCCTTAAACACAAAATACTCACCACTGAACTCCATTGTCATTCTTGAAAAATAATGAAAGTTCTTAGGCACTTTGCAATCGTATGGTTCAACATACGACGCCTCAATTGGCTGATGGTTTCTTAACCATTTAAATTGTTTTGTTGTCATAATTCCATCCGCCACTCAGTGATATTATTACCCCCAACTGAGAAGGGTTTGTACTCCATACAGGACTCTAACCTGTGACCCAGGGTTTAGGAAACCCTTGCTCTATACAGCTGAGCTAATGGAGCAAATTGAGCCTCGTGTCGGGGTCGAACCAACAACCTGCTGATTACAAATCAGCTGCTCTACCAATTGAGCTAACGAGGCAAATATCTATTGTTTTACTAGTGCCGTACAACAGACCAAACGACACTCTTATCGTGAGCTATTCGGAGGATTTAATTAGACGCACCACCAATTTCCTCGAACCCGTGACTACGTGTCTAGTCAGTAGCCAACTGCCAAGCCTTCCTGGTTGTACTTGGCAAAAAACCCGCGTCCTCAGTACGTGTTCATGCGCAATCCACACGTAAGGGAGGCTGTTACATCGTAGAGCAACGAGTGCTCAATGACGTTATCGGGAGTCCGATATTATTTCTTTATTTTACTTATAACCCAGTCAATAAAGTCATCTTGCGTCTGATATGCTTCTTCAATGCTGAGTTTTTCGATTCCAAGCAAATGCCCTAAACCTCTTGTTACTAAGATAGAAGCGTGACTTGTTACAAGTTTGTCGCTCATTCTCAGAATATCATCGTACTTTTCGCCACCTTCATCATTGAGAAGGGCTACTATGTTATCAGCCTCTTTCTTTGCGTCATTGGCTGCTACGGTGAATGACTTAACGCCATCTGAGGTTTTAATGTAAAGACCTATATCGTCTGTTACAAAAGGCGGTTTGTATACCTTACTAAAATCCATAATGCATCAATTTTATGCAAATATACAAAAAATAGTTTGGAAAACAAAATCTTTTATGTTAAAAGATGTTAAAGGTAATCCTCATTTCCACAATTATTGCATATTGCTCTGTCTGTCATCATACCAGTTCTCACTGATACATTTTTGCTTCCGCATCTTTTACAGACAAGCTCTCCATCTTTATAATCAAAGCCACTCATGTCTAGTTACGTTTGTTTCAAAATCGAATGGGTACTTTATATAAATAAGGTTAGTAAGTTGCATGATTTGCCAACCACCACGCTTAAACCTGACAGAGCATGCATCACATCTGTAATAACAGTTTAAACGCATACGCTTTATATAGTTGCCCACTCGCAAACCTACTACTTTGAATGACGCTTGGCGACTCTCAGGGAATAGTAGGAATCAAGTGCCCCAGGATGATTCGACTCACCATTAGAATACGTCTAGTTTTCACGATTTAAACTACTAGGGCGTGTAATAAGAGATTTTTCTAAAGAATCTCAATAACTTTTCCATAAACCTGATTTCTGCTAATCCATCCATTCATGTGACCATGATTGTTACCAATTAGAAACTGCTCACCATTGCCTTTAATACCGTGTATCAGGTGCAAATAGTAATACCTCTTAACTTTACAAAGAACAATGTCCTTCTTTTTAAGTTCAGTTTCGTCTGTAACTGGTTCACAGATTACAGGTTGATGCGACTTTAGGATTGGTGTCATAGAGTTACCAATTCCTGTTACCTTACATGTTTCACCAGCTCTTAGGTGTTCACATGTCTCACGGTTCTCAAAACCGCTGTAAGTAAATTTTTCTTCCATAATTTTAATTATTTGGTAATTAGTTTTTTAAAGAAGAAAAGAAAGCGTTTTTGGTGGAGCTAGTGGGACTCGAACCCACGACCCCCTGCTTGCAAAGCAGGTGCTCTAGCCAACTGAGCTATAGCCCCAGAAAAGTATACTTTTCTTTTAAAAAAAGGAACAGGTGTGCTGCTACGCCAAAGAAAATAAGTGATTTGCCCACAATCAAAGGTTGTGATGGCTATTAACTCCACCTTTCCTCCAAGTACTACATGGACTTATTTTCACTCTTTAAAGGATTGCTGCCTCCAAGCCAACCTTCCTATCCCTTAATTTTTATAAGTTCGTCAGCCTCATTTGCCTTTCTAATCCACCTCATAAGCAACAGTGCCTTTTCAGTGACATTGAAAGATGCTGATGCACCAACGTCTTGCTTATTACTTACATCTATTTCAAGTTGGTACTCAGTACCGTCTACTGCAATGATTTTATACACTGCAATACCACCAGCTAATACATATTGTAACTCTGCTGTACCTTTTACCAACGGCTTAATATCCTGAACTACCATAATCTTTTAATTTATTTCTGTTTACCTTATTAAAAAAATTAATTCTTTTCATTTTATTGCTATACTTGTTAGCCTTCAATAAATAAGAATTTTTTCCTTTTTTCTTTTTATTTACACTCGTCATTGTGAGCCTAGTAGGATTCGAACCCACGACACCAGGTGTTAGAAGCCTGTGTTCTACCACTGAACTATAAGCCCAATTGGCTGTATTTCTACAGCCGTAACACTTAACTAGTGCTGATTAATTTTAATTTCTTAAATAAACTATCGTGCCCTAGTACAGCTAAAGACGTGGTTTTGTTACCAAGGTCAGGTTCTTTAAACTCCGTAAAGTCAATGAACATTCTGCTCAGTTTCCTTTTCCACTTATTCACATCAGCACTTAAGTAAATCAAGTACTCATTGTTCCAACCACTTTGATGCTCTAGTAACCACTGAGCAACTGCGTGTCCACCTTGTACACAACCATATACAGGCTCAAGCGAACTGTCAATTAAGACATATAATTTATTCTTCTGATTCTGCATATTCGTTGTAAACTTTAATGACCCAGTTCTTGAACATTGGAATGGCATAGTTTTCTGTCATATCACCGCCTCCATAACTTGTAATTCTACCAGAACGAAGACCTTTATAACAACGATACCTAATCTCATTGTCAAGATGCTTATCACGTGCTTCACCCTCAAGACGATGCTTGAAAATGTAATATGCTACGTAATGTTGATGTCCTTTGTACTGTTTGTCATCTTTAATGAACTCTTTGAACTTTAAAAATTGTTCCTTTGTGGTTGCTTTATCTGTAAATTGAAATTTTTCCATACTCTTTTCTATTATTAATTTATTATATTCTTTCATTGTTGGAAATGGTTTATAGCCATTTTTACTCTTACTTGCGTCTAATAAATTAACTCTAGGAGTACCTCTGACACGATTCAGCTACCAAAATTGATTGATAATCTACCAAAAACTCTTCATAACCTACTATTTTTAAAAAATTAAATTATTCTGGGGGCACTGAGGGACTCGAACCCACGTTGACAAGTGCCACAAACTTGCGCCTAACCTCTCGGCCAAATGTCCCATGTTTTATAATTTTATTTATGGTATGCGGGACATGGGGGACTCGAACCCCGAACTTAACAGTGACAGTGTTATATGTTAGCCAATTACACCACACATCCCAGTTTCAGGCAACACTTTTATGATTTCAAGTCATACTTTCCCTAGAAATTGCTGTATGTTGCCTTGTTTGTTGCGGCAGCAGGAGTCGAACCTGCTGTTACCAGGTTATGAGCCTGGTGTGTAAGCCGTTTCACTCTACCACGATATTTTATAATAGTTCTTTCAACTTTCTCAACTCTTCCATATTACCATCAATATCCATTTCCTTGATACTGAAATCAAATGTATCAGACTTGAGTTTTTCAACAGCGTTTGAAAGGAATTCTATCGTATTGTCTTTGAGCGCTACATAGTATTTCTTTCCAACTATCTGCTGTGCTTCTTTCTTATCATATCCTGCATCCACAAGATTCTTGTAAAGTTCTTTTCTAAATTCTGATTCTAATATTTTTGCCATAATTTTTACTATTTTGTGCAAATATACAAAAAATATTTCAAAAAACAAAATTTTTTAAAGCTTTTTTGTGGACCTAGAGGGGGTCGAACCCTCGTCACAATCACCATCCCATAAGAGATTTACAAGCTTTCCCATGTGGCTTAACGCCAGTTGTCTTTGGGACCACCACATTTTTAGAAAACGTGGAAAAAATGGAGAAGCGTCCAGTGGCTTGCGCCGACTTAACACCCATTCTCTGCCACCTCATTTTTAAGAAACGAGGAAAACTAGGGGATGACTAGGAGTCATCAGTTCCACCACTTGCAAGTACAACTTGCAAAAATACTAGGATGTTCTGTTCCGAAGAGCCTAGTCTCTCGGCTTAGCTTAGGCTGCGATAGCCATTGCATAAGCAGGAGAATCTACATTCTCGCCGTTTATATTTTTTTGCTATTTCAAGTGTATGCCCACTGCTTGTCTCTTACCAAATGCATGACGTTCTAATCCATGATAGGCCCATATAAAATAGGGAACGATGTTTTAACCATACAATAAAGAATCGAACTTTAATTAAAATTTGCTGCTTGTTCCCTTGAGAGTTTCTTTAATTTCCTAGAATAAAAGGTGAAGTTTATAAATACCCCAAACAATTAATACAAGAGGCCACGCTAAACTGAATACAACCTTTTCCCACTCCTTGTTATTCCATTTGCTAATTGCATACTTGTATGCAACAAATGCAATAATTAAATAAATTAAAATAATTACTAATGTTAACATTTTGTTTATATTTTTAGATAAGTTATTATTTGCTTATAAATATCTAGTAAAAGTGGAGAAGATGGGACTCGAACCCACGACCCTCTGAATGCAAATCAGATGCTCTAGCCAAACTGAGCTACAACCCCAATTAAGGTAAAACAGTGACACCCGTAGTTAAATATCACTTGGAGTTGCTAACGCCTGGAGGTAACTACCCCTCCGTCAACTCGTCTGAATTACCTTGTGGTTACGGCTGGACTTGAACCAGCGACCTCCATCTTATCAGGATGGCAATCTAACCTACTGATATACGCAACCAAAATTAGGAAACATTTAATTACGTTATTCTACCGTTAAACTACGCCACCAGATTATTTTAACATTGCGGTGACGGGCAGAGTCGAACTACCTTCTACGGCTGGACATGCAATTTTATTTGCTGTTAGTTTCCTTGGTAGGGAGTAACGGATTCGAACCGTTGACCTTCTGGGTGTAAACCAGACGCTCTAAACCAACTGAGCTAACTCCCTAGATGCCACAGGACCTTCCAATTTAATACCTCAGATTCTCTAAGGAAATGCCTCTTCGATACTATATACTTGGCTATAAACACCGACAGAAACACCTCAAAGTCTCACTACAAACAGAGCAAATCAAATTTTAGCATTAATAATGTACAATTTATCTGATGCCTAATGACCGACACAAAGAAAATCTTTTCTATGTCTGGCTCTCTGTGACGAGGGGGATGCAGTAGGATTCGAACCTACGGAATCACATTTGAAATGTCGTTCCCCGTAGAGGCATGTTGCAATGTTTCTCTTCGCAGCGTGCATCCATTTGTGGGGCTGGGTGGAGTTGAACCACCGACACGGGGATTTTCAGTCCCCTGCTCTACCACCTGAGCTACAGCCCCGTTGGTGGCAGGAATTTTATTTGAAATGGAGTCGCTGCCATTAATCTCCATTATTAGACTTGCTTATCGCTTTGTCCACCAGCTGTACGCTACTGCGCCAATTGCTGCTCCTACAAGAAATGTAAACATAATTGTTAACCTTTTAATTAAACGTCTTTAAATGCTTCAATAAAATGCTTAATGAGAGTAACGTTTTCAAGAACGCTGTTTGGAACAGATTCTCTTAGCCCGTCAATATCGTTTCTAACAATCATTTCTCTTACCTTTGTTGCTGAGAGGTTATTATGAATTGTACCTCTAGCGTTAAGTTTAAATGAGATAAAATCTCTTGTGATAAAGTTTGGAAACCACTGCATTATGATTTCAAATCCATCTGAGTAATAGATGGTAAAAGCTGGTGCGCCTGTGATTCCAACAATATGACTGTAGAGATAGAAACCCCAATCGTGTGAATTATCTGATTCGTCAGTAAGGTCGTTAAGGGCTGATATTGTTACCCTTTCTGCGTCTTGTCCAAACTCTTCTCCAATCGCCTTTTTAGCCAATTCAAGCCTCAGTGCAATAGGAATAGGGTTTCTCTTATTCAACTTGTCAGCAGAACCTACAAGAAGCAATACCTCTTCATTTTCTGCCAATGCTTGTCTAATCAATTCAAGATGCCCTTTATGAATGGGCTGAATTCTAGCGATTATAACTCCTACTTTCTTCATATAGAATATTTTTAAAAGTGTACGCCCGGAGAATTTCGAAATCTCGACCCTCGGTTTAAGAGACCGATGCTCTGCCTCTGAGCTACAAGCGCGTATGTGCGCCCACTGGGACTCGAACCCAGGACCCCGTGATTAAAAGTCACGTGCATCTACCAACTGAGCTATGGGTGCTTTTTTTTGTCTTGCTGCGCCACAACTCTAAGTCGGCACAGCCACGTTACTGTTTATATGGTTTACACTTTCGTTTCATAATCTTACTATTTTTTATTTAATTCTTTTTAATCATTTCTACAAAACAAGGGTCATCAGTACGAACAAAACCAAACTTCTTATAGAAATTAACAAGTCCAGTAGTTGTTCTATGATTTAAACTTTCACCCTCACGTGGCATTGGAACTACGTTAAGTTTAAGTTCATAACCCTTAAAGAGTTCAATTGCTTTATTGAGCATTGCAGTTGCAATACCGATACCAGTATGCTTTATGTTTGTTATAACGTATATTATCTTGGCTTTCTTTTCACCTTTATATTCAACTCCAAGTTTGCCAACTCTCTCAGTTTCATCATCGAGATATGCGTTAATGTAGCAGTACTTCTCGGTTTTTACTACTTCTAATTTAATCATAGCGGTGGGAGAGGGATTCGAACCCCCGTGCCATTGTTAGTGACAAACGGTTTTCAAGACCGCCTCCTTAAACCACTCGGACATCCCACCTAATTGTAGTGTCAATTGCGTTGCTGGGTAGGTGGGACTCGAACCCACGACCTATTGATTAACAGTCAATTGCTCTAACCAACTGAGCTACTACCCAATATTTTAATAGACTTCTATCTTGTCTCCGCACTTAGGGCAAGTTACTAGTTTACCCATATATGTTTCGCCATAATAAGTTCCTACTCCATAAGACATTTCTTTTGTCTCAATGTCAGTTTCGTCATACTCTAGGTATGAGCCACATTTGGAGCATTTTGTAACGTTTTTACCAAGTAATTTAGCCATATCTTTTTTTATAAAGTTTCAAATAGAACTTTCAATCCTTTAAGAATGGTCTGATGATACTCAATGGTTTCTTCCTCTCTATCTATTTCGTTCTGGATGCTTTCTCTAATGGCTTGTTTAGCCTCTTCCTCAGAATCATAGATGATGCTACCACGTGTGATATACTCACCATTTGCAAGGTCTACTCTACCTATCTTGAAATTAGGTCTTTCTTCATCGTCAATTGGCTTTGCAACCACTTCACTTGTTATGACCTTATAACCACTCTTATAGATAATGGTATCTCCCACTTTTACGTCAAATGCCTTTTTCATACGCCTATTTACATATTCTTGTGCAAAGGTACAAAAAAAAATCGAGAAAACCAAATTTTTTTCGTTAAATTTTATTAAAACACTAAATTTCTTTCTTTTTCTTGTCTCAATTCGTCAATACAGATTTTTCTCCATTCATCTGCTAAGTTAGACCAATAATTGCCGCCTTCATCAGTTTCAGTCCAAATAAAGGCAAAATTAATCAAAACGTCTTTTGGTAAAAATTCCCATCCTAATACTGATGATGAGTGGTGTGTAATCCATCCACTTCTAATTTTTATGTTTCTAGACGTTAAGAAATACTTTACAAATTTATAATATGCACCGTGTTCTTTTAAGAATCTCATTAGTGCTTTTACGTTATCAGTTTTAGTCATACCATTACAAAATAAAAAAAGCTGCTGAAAACTTTTTTTAGGAGTTCATCAACAGCTTGGTGTTTATAGTGAAGTGTAAGTGCATTTCTAAATACTATACATCGGCCTTCGCTGTTTTACTGCTCCATTAAAATCGACTACAAATGTAGACACAGCATTATCATTGCATTTACTTGTGATAAACGCTGACTTGATAATAGATGTAATATGTTTACTATTGTTTGCCATAATTTTAATGATTATTTTTCTATAATTATATTTTAATTTCTAAAAAGTATATTTTTCTGTAATATTTTTTTATTTTCCTACAATTAATAGTTCGTGAGAGGTTTTAACATTACTGTTATCATAGTCTCTCTCTTTTCTATTCTTACCTATTCTTGTCTCTCCTTGACCCATTGTGTATTGCCAATGAACCTCATGAATATCAAAGTCTTTATAGGCTTCTCTCACTAGAGAGCAATCGTTGTAGGAAAGTATAAATCCTCCTTTATGTTGATGCAATAATTCGCAAAGTTTGTTATGGTCGAAACCATTGTGATGGATAGGGAAATTCCTCATTGGGTAAATGCCCTTAAACATCTTACTATCTGCACTTTCATCTAACACGTATGGTGGGTCTAAGTATAAGAACTCACCTTGATTCTCTGGAATACTTTCATCAAATCCTTTACAATATACTTTAAGATTAGGTACGTGAAAGTCTCTAACTTTTTCTATTGTTGACTTGTATTTCTTTTCAGATTCATATAGTGATGACATCCATCCTAAGAACCCTGGTCCATATGATAACTGCATATTATAGTAATAATAAACCGCAGCATCTATAGGTGAAAGCTTTCCGTCATAACCATCTGTCTTATTCCAATGCTCCTTTAGGATTCCTTTTACCTTTTCGTAATCTTCCTTAGTTGGCGGTATCTCAGCAAGCCTCTTATATAATTCTTCGCCGTTAACCGTCTGTTGCTGCCAGTAATTGACTAATAAATCAAAAACATCATAAGCAACTACTTCCAATCCTAACTCTTTTGCAAGAGCAATCTCAACAGAACCACCTCCAATAAAAGGACTTACAACCTTTTTAACGTCCTTTGGTAAAAACTCTGTTATCAGCCCTACAGCTAGAGATTTACCGCCTGCGTATCTTAATGGGCTACCTGTGTATCTTTTATAGTTGCCATTCTTTCCACGCAACTTTTCTTGCAATTCGCTAATTGTCATAAACAATTTTTTGTTTTCATTATTTTGTACACCAGGAGGGACTCGAACCCCCGACCCTATGTTCCGTAGACATATGCTCTAATCCACTGAGCTACTGGTGCAAGTTAAGGAACGCCCTTTAGAGTCTGGGAATGACTGTAGGCAACTTTAGGTTACTACTATTCGCCTGGTGCTGCCCCAATAGAATGGTGCATCACGCCCTTTTCGGAATTAACGTTTCTCCATTCTTCATCTGTAAATTATTAATGCTTATAGTTTAATAATTTGCTGTACGTTCCTTTGTTTGTACACCTGCCGGGACTCGAACCCGGAACCTACGGCTTAGAAGGCCGTTGCTCTATCCAGTTGAGCTACAGGTGCATGGCTATTCATTTTCCAAGGTTGGGTCTTTTTTAGGGTCGTAATCGCCGTTTAAAAATGGTTCATTATCGTCAATAGTAGGGGCATTCTTTATCTCGACTGCGAAAGCAATCAATCCAATGATACCCATTGCTACTACTATGTATAATAATACTGCCATATGTCTGTTTTTTAATTCTTTTACAAATATACAAAAAAAATTTCAAAAAAAGAAATTAGTTAACAGAAATTAACATTAAATTTCCATCTTTTGATAATCAGCCCAAGAAACGCCCTTTGGCTTGTGATTAGCCACCCAATCGTTATATGAGTGGTATTTGGTTGATTTGGCTGCTGTATCAGCCTTTTTAGCCCTATCGTAAGAAGGATTACCCATTCTGCCAACCCCCATCTTATTAATGGCTGCTTGTTCCTTAGAATAAGGCGTGAATTGCTTTACCTCACCCTCTCTTAAGTATCTATCAATTGTTTCTTTTACTACTCTGTTGATAACTGATTCGTTTAACTTCATAATATTTAATTTTCATATAAATATCACTCATTAATCGTTTTTTTAATTCTCTCCAGCGAGTATTCAACTTGTTTATCAGATATTTCACTTCCAATATAGAAAGGTTTTTTCTTTGAAAGCAAGCATCCTACTGCTGTAGTACCAGTTCCCATAAATGGGTCATACACAACAAAGCCTTTATCCCCTGCATACAAGTCCAACAACTTAACAACCAATTCACTACTAAACGTTGCTTGGTTCAACTTGTTTGTCTTTTCATCGTTATTCCTTGCTTCAATAAAGTTGTAATATACGTTGTAATACGTCTGCTTGGTTTTCTCGCTTACAGAGGCAATTCCTTTGTCAATGAAGAAATTATTCTCCATTCCCTTTTTGGTGAACACAAAGACAAATTCCCACGTTCTGCTCAATCTAAACTTGTTAGCAGGGAATGGTAAGCCACTGCTTTTCTTCCAACAGATTGTGTCTACCAAATTCCAATTTGTGCTATTGACAATAGCAGTAACCAACTTATATGGTAGTGCTGGGTTTTCTATGCTATATCCAAAATTATAAAGGACTACGCCATTATCTACTATCACCCTATCAAATTCATTAAATAGGTTGGTTGTAAATTCAAGGTATTCATCCTCTGTTTTCCAATCAGTATATACATCATACCTACCAGTATCAGCATATCCACCCTTACGCTTTGTCATATTATAAGGAGGACTTGTTAGTACAAGGTTAACTGACCTATCAGCCATTTTTTTCATTGTATCGAAACAATCCTCATTATATATACTATTAAGTTCAATCATAGGAAATTTCTGCTCTTATGATGCCTTTTGATTCATCAATCTTATTTTTAAGCCACGCCCTTGCTTCTTGTTTCATTTGCGTTTGTAGGGCTGCTTGGTAACTTTCTTCTTGCCAAATCATTTTTTTACGTCTACTACTGCGATGGTATCATTGTGTTGTCCTCCGTGTGCTACTAGTAAAATCTCTTTTATTTCACAGCCATACTTCTTACCAACACCACCTGAGTTCCATCCAAATGTTATACATATGCCACCTGGCTTTAATATTCTACCTATTTCTTCCTTCTGCTTTGACCAAAATGATGCTGATGTGCTTTCCCAATCAACTGTTCTTTCCAACTTTGTGTAACACGTTTTAACTTGGTTTGGAGAGAATGGCGGGTCATATAGAATCATATCTATTGAATTATCGTCAAACATCTTCAAAAAGTCTTTTGCATCCAAATGGTAATCAGTATCAAACTTAGGGTCAATATCGTTAGTTATTGTACCGTGTTTATTTGAATTAGCAAAAGGGTCAAGTATTATAGCACCTTCTGGTAAGGTTGCCTTATATTTCTCTATTAATTCTTTAAATGGTTTAATTGAGAATGTATTCTTATGGGGCATTGCCCAAGACCTTCTCAATATAACTCCGCTTTCTTCTACTGTTTTAAACTCTGCCATTAATTGTTACAATTAGCACTAATTATTTTTTGTACACCCAGTGAGACTCGAACTCACACGCCTTGCGACACTACATCCTTAGTGTAGCCTGTCTACCAATTCCAGCATGGGTGCATATCATATAAAAAATAACTAATGTTATATAATTGTAAACAAATAAAGGTGGCTATTTGATGCCACCTTATAAGTCCTCCGAGAAGGACTTGAACCTCCAACCTTGAATGTATAAGATTCCTGCGCTAACCAGTTGCGCCATCGGAGGCTTTAGGGCTTTTTAAAAACCTCTGCGCCATCAAACAAGTCTCCGACATAACCTTCTTTTTTCTTTGGTTGTAAATTGACTCTAATCTCTTCCCAATCATTAGCTGCCATATCCTCTTGTTGAGGATTCCAGCCTGAGACTATTTTCTTATTTTCAGCATCGTATTTGCAGATTGTTTGTTCTGCTTCTACCTCTCCCCCATTTGCATCAGCAATCATTTTGAGGATGGGGTCTTTGCACCATTCAGATTTAACATTGGCTTTCTGTTTAAGCCAAAGGAATGAATCTTTCCAATCTCTTCGTGCAACAAAACCTCCATTTACTAGAATTTCATAACTTTCACCAAACTTCATGTTATTTGTATTTTCAAATATTATTATGTCGGTTAACTAAAAAGCCTTCCTAACACCACTCCTATGGAATTACCCAATGGGCTGTCGCCTCCCTCTTTGCATAAAGCGGTCGAGGCATTTCCGAGGCTCAAGGGCTGTGGTTTGAAGGCTGCTACTGTAGCCCTTTTTTCGCTGGAGCGGGCAATGAGATTCGAACTCACGACCCTCGCCTTGGCAAGGCGATGCTCTACCACTGAGCTATACCCGCAATTTAACGCACTTTTTTTAAAAAAGAGCGGGTAATGGGAATCGAACCCACATCAGAAGATTGGAAATCTCCTACACTAACCGTTGTGCTATACCCGCATGTGAGGCATTTTGTGTTGGTTGCCTCAAACCATTTTTGTTTTGCGATACAAAACAGAAACACGTGCTTTATGAGGTTTCCCTCTCGTTTAGTACACGCCGTGAGCTGTTTACGTTTTATCAGCAACTACCTTATTTGTGCCACTCTCCTACCACGCTTGATAGGATGCTTTTGAAAAACAAAAATACCTAAATAACTATCCGTATGTTTAATTTATCCTGCTTGAACCTGTTCTCTACAAATCTAGGAAAAATTCGCAGCACATAAGGCTTGTGGTATAATCATACAGGAACCACCAAAACTGTTATTTATTTTTTACTTTAGAGTCTTAACAATTGCAAGACGGTTAAGTTGAACTCCAATACCTTTCCAGCTGTTAACCTTAACACCTCGTTTGGTAAGGTAATCTGCTACCTTCGCTGCTCTTTCCTCAGAAATACGCTGATTAAATTCAGGCGTTCCCTCTGGAGAGGCAGTTCCAATAACGTCTACTATAATATCCTGTCCAATAGAATCAAGGATTCCGATTGCAGTCTCTGACAACTCAGACTTTCCCTGTTCAAATTCAACAGTCCATTCTCCAACTGTGACGGTGTTATTGATTACGGTTTCAGTTTTTTTTTCCACGATTAGTGGCTTTTCTACAACAACTGGCTGTGTTCTCTGACACTCATCAAGTGCTCCTTTAAGATAGTTAATCTCATCATTCATCGCACCAATATCCCAAGTCTTGAAACTGTGAGTACCATTTGAATTCTTGAAATGGTAAATGTAAGTAGCCATCAAGCTGATAAGAGCGTTGTTGTGGTTAAACTGAATGTGATTACCGTTTCTAAGACCCCAATAGACTGCTGGTGTAAATACCAAACTATGGGCTTTCTTCTTACCGATATTGAAGGCAAAGTCAAAGCCAGTCTTAAGAGCAATGTTGTTTCCACCGTTATCAAAAGCGTGCCTAATGCCAAGACCTACAATAGCAGATGTCTCGAATGCACGTGGTGTGCCGTTATAACCCAAGAACAAGTTAGGCAAATTAACACTTCCATTCAAACCAACGTTCAACGCCTTAAATGCTGTCTTAACATCAGCAAAATGGTTATCACCAAGAGACGTGGTTGCCTCAAGTTGTGCTCCAAGTACTGGAGTAATTGCTTTTGTTGCTACAACACCAAAAGTGGTGTTAATTGGAAACATTGAATTAAAGTCAAGAGGTGTGGTTACACCTGCGGTTACACCAACTCCAATGTTGTCAAGCGCATTGCTATTCTGAGTAGCAATCTGCGCGTTTGCACTTACTACGCCCACCATAAGGGCAATCATAAATAAAAACTTTTTCATTTTTTTTTCTACTTTTTTTTTACGTTTTTTATTATTATTATATATAATTTAAAACAATAAATCTAGTAAAAAAAAGGGAACGCTCTGTTTTTTGCATCGCACAATGTTATACAATATGAAAATTTGCTGTACGTTCCCCTTATATGGAGCAGGATAACGTCTGCTTAAACGTCTTCACTCACCGAGGGCACATTGCGTGTCATTTGCTGGGTTGTGGTTGGTTAAGCATTACCAACTCCCGATGGTGTTCCTGCATATTAGTCCTTAGTTATCTTATATTCGTATGAATACAGTGAAATAACCTCACCGTCATCGTCCTTTTCCTCTTCAGGTTTGTAGTGTGTCATACGACACGTGAAGCCCCTTCGCTTAAGAGTTTTCTCAATAAGTTCAATTGCATCATAGCAATACTTATACTTCTTTGAACGAATTGGTACAATAAGTGTGGTTGGAGCATCTTCACTGATTTTAGATGCCTTACCGTCTATGAGGCCATAGAACTCTAACTTATTCATTATTACACCTAAAAAGCATAATACATACTCTGGCAAATCAACCATTTCTTTGGTCGTTTTCTGATATTCAGCCATCATAACATTTATTTTTAAATTAATACTTTTCTATTGTCTAGGTGACCAGACTCGGACTGACAACCTCAGCATCCCAAATGCCGTGCGCTACCTATTGCGCCACACCTAGTTTATTTGTAAAAGTCGGAGTGACAGGACTCGAACCTGCGACCCCATGTTCCCAAAACATGCGCGCTACCAACTGCGCTACACCCCGAACTTTGTATAAATATTAGGAATCCTTTTTTTTATCTACCTGGACTGATTTATAAAATAAATTTGCTGCAAGATTCCTTGATTTTTATTTCAATGGTCTATTTGTGAATTATATCCACTTCGATAGATACCTTGCTCTCTTTCCTTTCTATATTGTTCTTCAAGCCACTTGTCTTGTGGCGACTCATAAGCATGATTTCCGTATTGACTACTCATAATAATACAAATATACAAAAAATATTTTTAATATTAAAACTTTATATGTTAAATAAAGTTAATTTATATATTCTAATAAATCCTTTATGTGACTTGGATAACCTCTTCTCACTAACAATTTTTTAATAGCGTTATCAGAAACACCGAACTCTCTAGCCGTTTTACTAAATGATTTAGTATTTTTTATTGATTCAACAATAAGAAACGTTTTCTTATCATTCATTTCTTTATTACTGGCGTTTTTGTTTACATTTATATTATTTTCGTGTAACACCTTTTTAATGGTTCTTTCTGAATGTTTGGTTTTTTCTGCTATTTTTTTTATACTGTCATTGCAAAGTGAACATTTTATTATTTCTTTTTTTTCGTCATTAGATAAGCCTTTTTCTTTTTTCTTTTTTTCCTCTTTTATCTTATTTATTTTTTGGTTTTTACCGCCGTAGTTGTCAGTAAAGGTGTGGCAATTCGGACACAAAATTTGAAGATTTTCTATTCTGTTGTCTGTATTATCACCATTTATGTGGTGTAATTCTAGAGGTATTGGTTTACCTTCCCATTCAGTCCTTTTACATTTTTCGCACCTATACTCTTTAACGCCTTCTGCTAGTAATCTTTTTTTCAATTTAGAAGAAGATACTTTTACACCCTTTACAACATATTCAGCCGTATCTTTCTTCTTTGTGCCATCATTATTTTTTCTTTTAAAATGCGATATATTAATATTATTATCACTTATGACTTTTTTTAATGTATTATAATTACCAGTAGTTGGTACAATACTTGCTTTTTTACAAACTTCAATTAATGATTCTGATTCCTTAATTAATTTTATGTAATATTTTTCTCTTTCTTTTAACATGTTAATTCTTTTTTATATAAATATATTGTTCGAACCCAAAATGCTATAAATTAGAAAAAAATATTTTATAGTCGGAAGGGAGGGAGTCGAACCCCCAATGTTTACCCTGTGGGACGAGATTTACAGTCTCGCACAACACCGCCATCGTTGCTGCCTTCCGAAATTTATTTTGTCGGTGGCGTTGGACTAGAACCAACCATACTCTAGAAATATCGCACCATAGTTTACCACTGTTTTGACCGCTTACCTACCTACCCATTGGTTATATGCAAATATACAAAAAAAAATTGTAAATGCAAAATGATATTTGTTAATTTTTGTTAAAACGTTCTATATCTCTATTTAAGATTTCTCTTCCTTTCTTGATATATTCTTTAAATTCCATTTTCTTTGATTCAGAAATTGATGCATTTTCTAGTGCTTCCTCAACCTCATCAATATATTTTAAAGACCTTTCAGCATCTTTTTTGTCTTTTATATTATCAGAACTTATTAAAGATGCCAAAAATAAATATTCTAGTTTATTTCTACATATTAAATCTATATCCGTACCTGTCATAATTTTACTTATTATAAGGTCGAGGGAACTGGACTCGAACCAGTGACCTTCAGCTTATGAGACTGACGAACTACCAACTGCTCCATCCCTCGATTATGATTTAAAATATTGGTTAAGACTTTCAAATACCGCATCCCAATCTCCATTTTCAGCGTTAAAACCGAATTTATCGTCTACGCCTACATTGAAATAGAGTTTACCATCAAAGCACCCCAAATCGTCATTTTTAACTTCTGGATTCTCATTAACGTAATCAAAATGAATGCCATTCTTTTCGAAAACATTAAGATAATCATTTATCTTATCCTGATATGATGATGTCCAGAGTATCAAGCATATCTGCTTGCATTGGGTCATGAACTGCAAAGATTCTTTTGCACCTTTAAACCATATATAACT